GAAGGTCTTTGCCGAGCGGGCCTTTTTCAATTTCGCTCTCCACCGTTTTTGTGATGGCGAACTGACGGTCGCCTTCAATCGCCAGCTTCATGTACTGATCTAGCAGATCAGGGCCGCCCGCACGGTAGGCGTAGATGAGGCTATTGGTGTCGGCAAGGACGTATCCGTTGCTCATGGCTATTACCCTCGCATTTCACGCAGCAGCGCTTGCAGATGATCGCGGACTTTGCTGATCAAATTCCCGTTATCTGCATACGTCAAGCCAGCAATCCATTTATCGGCAAGACGACGAACTCTCCACGACAGTTCGCTATCGATTTCGTTGTTCTCCCGCTCCTGTCTGAGATATTCGGCATAGTCCTCGGGCAATTCCTGCTTGAAATATTCGACAAAGGCTTGCACTTCTTCATCACGCCACTGACGCCATTGCGCGCGCTGCGCCATCACTTCAGCGTGATTCTGAACCATGTTCTCGAATATCTTTTCTCGGCTCAGCGTTCTCTTTCCTGGGCCACTAAGAACGCGCAAAATGTTCGCCCTCAGATTTTCATCCGGCAGTGCGTCGATCTTGGCTTGCAACTCCGGGCTGATAGGTTCGGGTGTCGTCATGGCTCTTTTCTCCGACGTGGGGTTGCCTGCGCTTTGGGCATAGACGAGATTGTTGGTGTTCGCGAGAAAATATTGTGATTGAATCCTGGCGGTTGCAATGACGTCATGTCTATCGTCCTTCATCAGTTGCAGCCGTATGGGCGAGTGATCGGACGTTGCGTTCGTCATGGGTCCACGATGTCGGGCCTTCCCTTCGACAAGGTGATGGGGATCAGTGGTTCGCCATCGACCTTGAACGCGATTCCATCTTCTGAAAGTACCAGCGGTGTGCAGTTGCTGGTCTGGTAGCGGATGTCAGCGCCACCCCAGCGCGCAGTGAACGTACATAGCCACCGCAGATCTGGGCGAAACATCCAGTAGACGCGGTCTTTGCGGACCCAGCGCCCGGCCTTTCGTTCGAGTTTTTCACCCTTACCGTCTTGTCCAAGATACAGCGCGGCCTGACGTTCTACGGCATGGCGCGTTGTAAACGACAGAGTAGTGCCCGTGATCGATGCCAAAAGACGATTGGAGTCACGTTTCCCCTGTGGTGACAAGTGCCGGACATCTCCCTGTTCGAGAATGCCCATGTGCTTGGCCTCGTGATGATCACGAAGCACGACGAGACTGTCCGTGATCGACAAGTCAAAGCACGTCTCTTCTAAATTGAACGCAAGACAGAGTCGCCCATCGGGCCGAGTGCGCCATCGGCCGGCGCTCAGTTTGATCTCACCGACGTAATCGCTCCCGATTTTGTATTCATCCAGCAGCTGCAACGAGCCATTGGGCATCATGTATAAGGCGCCGCCGCTCGGCTTGTGTCCGCCGGTCGGTGTCAAGAGCAGCGTATTGCCCACCAGCATCGGCAGCGCCTCGGCTGTCGCATAGCGCTGCGGGGAGCGACCCGTAGCACGGACTTCCAAGCCCAACGGATCGTCTTCCTTGATTTCGGCAACGAGAACTTGATCGTCCGTGCTCCGAAATGTGATGCGGGCTCCAGATACGGTGACGTTCGCACATTCTCCGGGATCCGGAAAGCTACGGAAGGCTCTAGTGATGCAGAACTGTCCGTCCGACTGCTGGAACCAGTGGATGGGAACGGGCTGCGTATCACGGGTCGTATCGAAGGCCCAACCCTTGCCGTCAGCGCGCAGGTAGGTGTCCGACAGCAAGGTGCCTGCAGGCCTGTCGGGAAACACCAGCGTATTCCCCGCCAGACGGAACACCGGTGATCTGACCGGGGGAGTGTTCGTGGCGGACGCTGCACCCGACCAGCCGGATATCATGAGGCCGCTCAGCGCGAATACACAACTTAACCATCCTTTATGCATCACCACTCCTCAGCTTTGGTGCCCGATGGTTGCAGCTTCATTGCATGAAGCGACTCGTTCCGAATTTGACGGGCCGTCGATGGTGCGAACACTTCGCGGTGGTGGCCAGCAGATGCGGCACTTTACGCTTTGCTGAAGGTAGCAACCGCGAATCGTGCTGTCGGTCGTTCCGGTTCGAGTGTTGGCCCCTGCGCGGGGTACTGAAGTCGTTGTCCTGTGGCGCATCGGCGAGTCCTGTTCCTTGTCCAACAGTTTACCCAGCGGCGGGCGGGTAGCAATGTGGTGGGTGCGTCCTTGTGCGCAGCACAGAAAAATACAGACAAATCAATCACCTAAAGGTTGGAAAAAAATTCCCGGTTTTCCAACCGTCTTTCCACCTGTATTCCAACCGTCCGATGCATAGTCTGTGTGTCGCCCGCTGCTACCGCAGCACGACGAGAAGCACGACATGCAAGACCGCACCTCCGCGCAAGGCGCTCCCGACGATGCCCGCGCCTTCGATGAGAACCAACTCGCCCGACGCTGGGACATCTCCCACCGCACGCTGCAGCAGTGGCGCCGGATGGGGATCGGCCCTGTCTACCTGAAACTCGGCAACCGCGTCAGCTACCGCCGCGAGGACGTCGAGGCCTACGAACGCCAGGCGCTGCGCCGCGGCACCGGCGAACGCGCGTTCGCGTGAGGACGACGACCATGACCGACCTCATCCTTCTTCCGGCGGAACTCGCCGAACTGTCCGTCGCCCAACTGGCGGCGCTCTCCCCCCAACAGAAGATCCTGCTCGCCCGGCAACTCGAACAGGCCAGCGACTGGCTCAAGCAGGTCAAGGCGCGCTTCGACGCGGCGCTGGAGCAGACCTACGGCGATCGCATCCGCACCGCGCGTAGCGATGGCGGCAAGGACTTCGGCGTCGTCCATGTCGCCGACAGCGAGGTGCGTCTGACCGTGGATGTGTCCAAGCGCGTGACCTGGGACCAGACGCAACTGGCGACGATCGCCAAGCGCATCGACGCCGCGGGTGAGTCCGTCGAGGAATTCATCGACGTGAGCTACAGCATCTCCGAGTCGCGCTTCCAGAACTGGCCATCGACGCTGCGCTCGCAGTTCGAGGCGGCCCGTACCGTGAAGCCCGGCAAGCCGACGTACCGGCTGACGCCGAGCGAGGAGGTCTGACATGACGCTTCCCATCATCGGCGCCGACCAGCGCATGTCCGAACGCCGTGGCGTGAAGGGCGTCCTCATCGGCGCCAGCGGCATCGGCAAGACCTCGCAGTTGTGGACCCTCGACGCGGGCTCGACCCTGTTCCTCGATCTGGAGGCGGGCGATCTCGCGGTTGAAGAGTGGGCCGGCGACAGCCTGCGCCCGCGGACCTGGAGCGAGTGCCGCGACCTGGCGGTGTTCATCGGCGGCCCGAATCCCGCGCTGCGCGACGACCAGGCCTACAGCCAGGCGCATTACGACGCCGCCTGCGCGCGCTACGGCGATCCTGCGCAGCTCGCCAAGTACCACACCTTGTTCGTCGACTCGATCACCGTCGCCGGCCGGCTGTGCCTGCAGTGGAGCAAGGGCCAGCCGCAGGCGTACTCCGACAAGACCGGCAAGCCCGACATGCGCGGCGCGTACGGCCTCATGGGTCAGGAGATGATCGCGTGGCTCACGCACCTGCAGCACACCCGCGGCAAGAGCGTGTGGTTCGTCGGCATCCTCGAAGAGAAGATCGACGACTTCGGCCGCCGCATCCTGCAGTTGCAGATCGACGGCAGCAAGACCGGGCTCGAACTGCCGGGCATCGTCGACGAGGTCGTCACGATGACCGAGATCGCCGCTGACGACGGCACGGCGTACCGCGCCTTCGTCTGCCACACCCTCAATCCGTGGGGCGTCCCGGCCAAGGACCGTTCCGGTCGCCTCGATCTGATCGAGGAGCCGCACCTCGGTCGCCTGATGCAGAAGATTGCCGGCAGCGCGCGTCCCGCGCTGGAACGGCTCGACTTCACGCGCCCCGCGACCACGACCACCCCTTCGCACGCGCCGGCCACCGCCGCGCAGGAGACCCCATGACCGTCTGGAACGATTTCAACGACGCCGAACAGCAGCAGAGCTTCGACCTCATTCCCAAGGGCACCGTCGCCTGGGTGCGGATGACGATCAAGCCCGGCGGCTACAACGACCCGAGCCAGGGCTGGACCGGTGGCTGGGCGACGCGCAGCGACGAGACCGGCGCGATCTACCTGGCATGCGAGTTCGTGGTGCTGGAAGGTCCGTTCGCCAAGCGCAAGCTGTGGTCGAACATCGGTCTGCACAGCAGCAAGGGACCGACGTGGGCGGGCATGGGCCGCAGCCTGCTGCGCGCCATCCTCAACTCCGCGCGCAACGTGCGGCCGGAGGACAACTCGCCGCAAGCTGCCGCCGCACGGCGCATCCAGGGATTCCACGAACTGGAGGGCATCGCCTTCGTCGCGAAGATCGATGTCGAACGCGACGGCCGGGACGAATTGCGGAACATCATCAAACAGGCGGTGGAGCCTGGCCA